CCCCTCTTTGATTTGATGTGCTATTGTTGTATAAGATTCTGCGATTGTATCATTAACACCCGCAGTTTTTAATAAAACAGCGGCATGGCCTTTTGCTTTATCATTCAATACACCCATGTGAGAGTTCAGTTCTACTGTTATATCTCTTTGTTCTTTAGCGTATCTATTTGCCTGTTTTACATTTTCTTTTTTTTGGTTATTTTTTTTATTTAGGTCATCGGTGCCCTTATTTTCTTCCTGTATTCTGCCTAGAGATTCTTTTTCATATTTTTCAAATTCTTTTATTCTTTTTTCAGATTCCTTTTCTATATCTTGAATTTTTTTGCGCACTTCTTCTTCCTTCTCTACGGAATCCATACGAAGTGCTTCTAATGATACAAGTTTCTTGATATTTTCTATTGATTTTTTATCCTCCGATCCCATTTTGATTTTCTGTTCAACGATTTGTTTTTCTAATTCAATTCGTGTTTCAGTTAAATCTTTTAGTTCAGAGGCAAGTTTTACGTCTTCTTTTGATGCCACGTTTTTCTACAAATACTAATAAAATAAAAACGGTCTACATATCCTATAAATATGTAAACCGCAAAATTATCGTCTAGGTGTTGATGGTTTTGAAAATGTAGGCATACTGACTTTATGTTTAGATACTTCAGCGTGTTCTGCCTTATTCTTTTCTTCCATTGCCTTTTTAACTTGATTGATATAGAATCTTCTCAAATGAACTGGAAGATTGTAAACTTCATCCCAAGTAAAACCACCTTTGCCATAATAACATAAAGAAAAGATTTCTTCATGTAAACCTAATCTATAATCAGGTGCCAGGCCAAAAAAATGATACCTCTATGGGTATGTCTATCTCCTTAACCTCACCAGTAATATCCGAAATAAAGGTGAACGATAGGTCTAAATCAGGTGAGATTTCCTTCATAAATGACCTCAATGCTCTCGAATCCGCTGCAAACAATTCATTATCAACAAAATTATTTATAGCAACTCTACCAGTTTCACCATCAACTGATGTAATAATATGTTTGAGTCTTGTTGTTAAATCCCTATCAATTCCAGACTTAATAACTGATTTATTGATTGATTTTATCTCTGATTGAATCTGTCTTTCCAATCCATGTGTCATAAATCTAAAAGTTATATTTCTCTTAGATAGTGGAAGTTCAAAATCAAATTCGGTTGCTCTGTTCTCAAATGGCGAATAATCGACCTCCTTGTGCTCAATTTGAGTTAAATCTATTGTAACATTTTGTTTATTGCCGGGTGAAAAAGGATCATCAATTTGAACTGTATAATCTTTTCCATATCCCAAAATTCTAGCAGCAACCATAATTGCATTTTTGTCACCAACATACAAGTCGTTGTAATTGATAGGGGTAACAATCAAAGACTCAAACAATTTGTCTAAAACCACACCTTGTTTAATAAGATTTTGTGATGTTAAAATATCTTCTTCTCTAGCAGTCATATATTTCATTTCAATAGTTCCTTCTGCCAGAGGATGACCTTCTGGATACAAAAGACCTTTTGAAGGCAATGGAATTAACTCTGTTGGAAAATTAGATTTTTTAACATTAGTTTGTTTGTGTTCAGCTAAAAGTTGTGCCTTAATATCGGCATCCGAAACAACTTCTTCATTGGCTACATTGTAACCGGTTGGAATTTTTGTCATAACTTAAATCCTATAACATTGTTTGTAATAAAACGTTTTATTTTACAAATATAAATATGGGTATACCGAAAAAATCAGTATACCCGTATTTTATTTCAATTTCAATATGATAATAAAATCAGTATTGGAGGATAGCATAATCATATGCAAGTGTGAGAGAAATCTCAACAAAAGCATCATTTGCCCAATCCATTTCACCGAATGTTGTTGCAGTAATGAAAGCACCTTTAAGTGTCCATTCTTCAACTTTATCACCAACAGGACCGAGAACATGAAGTGTTATGTCTTTCTTATAGAAGTCAGAATAACCATCACGACCTGTTACAGATTCGTGTGAAAGACGCACCCATTCCATTGTTGCCTGAGCAGCGGAAGGCACGATAGGATCATACAATTTTATTGAAATATCTTGCCATTCACCCTTTCCCTTTACTTTACGTTTGACGTTGATGTGGTCAAGTGTGATTGGATTGAAACTAATGTTTGGTCTACCAGCACCTTTTACCAAATATGCAGGAACGCCTTCAATATACATGATAAAGCGATTCTGTAATTTTGGCTCAAACGGTGTGAAAAAAATTTCATTGGGATCGAGTAATTCAGCCATTTATATCTCCAAATTAAAAATATCTTCCTAGATAAATATACAACTTTGAAAAAAATATGGGGAGTATATTTCAACTCCCCACTCATATCAATTAAGCACCAGGGAAAGCAGCACCAGTAGACTGGATATTAAAGTCAAGTATGACAAATTCAGCAGTCTTGGCTGGTTGTAAGAACAACTGGCCGTATAAGATGTTGCGGTCAATAATATCAGGAGTGTTATTACTTTCATCCATGATAACACGGAAAGCATACAAACCTTGACGTTGTTGAATTGATTCCAAGTATGGTGTTACAATGTTCAAGAATCTTGAGCGTGTTTGTGAAGTGTTTTGTTCAAACACAAGGTATCTTGTGGAAGAAGCAATGAATTTCTTAGCAGCAATCAAGAGACGGCGAACATTTATACGGTCAAGAGCAGATGGACGACCTTGCAATGTTTTTTGACCCCAAACACATACGCCTGTTGATGGGAAAACTGCAATAGGATTAATTCTTGCCTCATATAATGTATCTCTTTCGGCTTGTGTTAATCGTGTTTTTACTTCAACTACTTCGGTTAATCCACCACGATTCAAACCTGCAGGAGCGAACCATTCGGCTGCAACACGGTCATTAAATGCCATCACACCTGGAAGAACAACAGATGGTGGAACCCAAACTGGTTTATTTCTATCTGTATCAATTATTTTAACCCAAGGATAATAAGTAGCAGAATAGTTACTATCGAATCCTTCAACCGTAGATACTGCAGTAGCAATATTATCATTAATACCAATAGAATCCATAATTAAAAACGCATCACCTCTTTCTTCACAAATATCATTTGCGTATGATGTTATAGGTGAATGCAATGCGTGTAACACACCTGGAATAGCAACGAGGTTAATATCAAATTCATCTGAATTAGATACTGTATCAAGTGCCTTCTTATAGGATGTATAACCATCTGCACCAGTTGATGATATATTAAATCCTTGTGTATTTGCATTTGTTATATGAATACCGGTTTTCTTTTGAAGATTAGGTTTGTGACCATCAAATCCACCTTGGAATGGCAACATAAACTTACGAGTATCGAGTGAAGTATTACTTGTCAAATTAATAGATCCAGTGTATGGACTTGTTGCTGTTGGGAAATTTGCACCAACACTTTGTGAATAATCTCCTAAATAGAAATCGGTATTAGATCCAGTTGTTTGTTTTGTTGAAACAGGAAGTGGTCTCAAATATGAGAAGTTATCTGTTTCACCAAAATCATAATCAAATCCAAAATATACTCGTTTGTTATATGAAGATGCTATAGTTTGACTTGTTACATAACTAACGGCAGTCGGTTGTGTGAATCCAGTTGGTATAGGTGAACTCAAAGCACGGAATCCAAAAGGAACGAGATTGGGAGAAGCAGCTGCATTTGCAACGGAATCTGTTGTTTCTACACGAATGTAATTTGATTTGTTTGAATAATCACCATTAATAACAACCTTTCCTTCATCTGTAATTGTTATGTATCTGTCACCTATAACTCTACCAATATATCTTGGTGAATTAGGATCAAGGTTACATCTGAATTGTTCTACAACATTTGGTCTAATATCTTCATCTTGTGTTGTAAAAGGTGTCTGTGGTAATTTAGATTGATCAACAAATCTAATAACTACGTCAAATTCACCATATTCAGAACCAGCAATTGTTCCAGCAGGTTTTATGTTTGCAATACCAACCTTTACTTCATAATTGGAATGAATACCATGAGAAAGTGTATGGAAACGGAAAAGATCCTGTGTAGTTGCACCAACTTTTTGAGATGTTACCCAAGGTGTAGATGCCTCTAAATAATCATTCGTGAAATCCCAATCGGAAGGATTGGCAGAACCGGTTTCAATTATTATTCTAGTTGCAGGATCAGCAGCCAAAGATGCAGATGCCTTGTTTCCAAAAATTACATAGTTGTAAACAGCATTAGTTCCGTATGGATTGTAACCGTATAAATCACCAATATATGATGTGCTATTCGGATCAATAGATGTACTAAATGGTGTTCCGTTTTGATTTATTGCATTAGTAAATGATGTATCATCTGTTAGAAATCCACCAGATACGGTCAATACAAAACTACCACTTGCATTTGCAGAAATAGTTGATTTTGCAAATAATGAATGTTGGATGCAAAAATGTAATTAAAGACTTACCCCATGATCCCGTTGCAACTATTGCAAGTGGATGTTCTAGTGAATACCCTCCTGATCCCAATACACGAACTATGGTTGCACTTGGCGCATTATTTAGGTAATTTTTTACTGTGTAGGGTAAATATGATTGTTCATATGTACCACCAAATTTTGTTGTAAAGTCACCAAATCCGTTTACAACGGTAGGGACAAACGCAGGTCCTTTTAATGTTGGTCCTATAAGAGCTGCACCAATTGCACCTATACCTTGTGGTAAAAAGGATAAGTCTTTCTCAATCGTAAACACTCCAGGACTTACAATTCTTTCAGTAGCCACTATTATCTCCGAAAAATTAAAGAATTAAATTCAAATATAAATATAATCAAAAAACATCAAACTATGAATTTGATGGAATAAATTTACCAGAATCTAAATCCAAAACACCATCGCCATATTTTTCATTCAAACTCTCCACAAGTTCTTTTTCTTCCACCTGTAACTTATTGTAATCTTCAAAAAGCTTTGTTCTGTATTCCTTCATACTTTCCAATCTTTTCGTTAAAAGGTGTAATTCTATTTCAACCTGTCCAATTTGTGCAGTTGTTCTTGCATAACCGTTTTGTAATTTTTTTACAAGTTGAATGTCTTCTTGTAAAAAATCTTTTTCTGTGTTTTGATTTGATGTCTGATTATCTGTAACTTCTGACATATAAAACCTCTTAAATTAATTTGATTAAATAACTAATATAAATATGAAAAATAATATCTAAAATGTGTTAAATATTATTATTGTTTGTCTATTTCATTCGTGTATACACCGGCAGATTTTTTAACTACGGCATCTATTCTATCTTTTGTCAATGATTCATAATATTCTAAAACATCTTTTCCATCGTTATTTATCGGAGTATAATTATCTTCATCTTTACCAACTGGCAATTTGTCTGGTTTTGTTGGATCAACTTTATCATATTCATTTTTATTCGTTTCTTTTGGATTATGGTATGAATTTATTTTATCGGCTTCTGTTTGTATATCATTTATACTTCTAAATGCCTCCGATGTGAATACTATTTTATTTTCAGTAACAATTCGTTTAGTTGTAACTTCCCTAGCAACATCTTTTGGAATCAAATAACCATGAACAAGTAATTGAAAAGATGTTCTAACTAACCTATCCTGCCCGGTTGTGTTACTATCTTCAATAGTTGCACCATCTATGTTAGTTGAAAACTTAAATGAATTTCTATCACCAAAAGATTTTCCACCAAAATATATGAACTGCTCTATTATGTAATTTAATTGGTTTTGATACTCACACCAACCTATAAAATCATAAGTAATATCAACATAATCAGGAATTGGAGTTAAAAAATATTCATTGGATTTTCTTTTATCATTCAACAAACTAAATTTATCATACGGATTTGTTGTATTATATTTCTGTTTCATTATGTATGCAATTTGATTTGTTGTTGCAACTTTATTTCTACGCATTTCAGATTTAATTGCAACATTAGATCTACGAAAAGATAAAAGTGGAACCATTGTTTTTCCTTTTTTATCTTTTAAGAATCCATCTTTTTGTATAGATGCCCATTTTTCAGAATTTGCATAAATTGTTGGTACTTGTATTAAATCATTCGAGTCTTCAACTTTTAACTGAATAGTATTATCAATAAAAGATTTTATTGCAAAATCTATATCATACAATGTTATACCAAGTGTTCTCGTTCTATCATTATCTCGTCTAATTTGTGTATGTCTAGAATCACCCAAATCTATTCTG